TGCTTTATCGTTTAGGTGATATGAGTGAAGGTAGAGGATTCTTTTTTAAAAGTAAAAAATCACCAGCACATGATGGTGCACAATTTATTCCTGGTGGTTCTGGATACGGCGAATTAAAGTTCTTTTTTAACTTTGATGATGGCGCTGTAAGAGCTGGAGAAAAAGCATATGATTCTGGACACTTTAGTGGCGAAAAATTTGGAAGAGGACCTTTAACTGGTAGTGGTAATGCACCCTTTGGATGGGGTAGATTTAGTGAAAGAATTGATGAAAATGGTCGAAAAATACTACTTATGGAAGAAATACAGTCCGATTTACACCAAAATGTGGCTCAAAAAGGCTATAAATACGCTCCAAGGCTCGATAAAGGCAATGTTTTGGCAGAAATGGGCGATTTTGCGGCGCAATTAGACAAAAAAATGCAAACTTTGGAGTCAACAAGGCTTAGAAAGGATAATATTATGAATTTAACACGTGTAGAACGTGAATCACCGGAAAATGTTGCTGAATTAAAGAATATTGAGAAAGCAATGAAGAAATTAGTGGCAGATGTTAAGAAATTAAAGGCAAAAGTGGAAGAACAGAAGCAATTAACAGGTAAAAGTGGACAAGTTCACCCAGATGCACCATTTAAAAAATCTGAAAACTATGCAAAAGTGTTTTTACAAGGATTAATGAAGATGGCAGCTGATAAGGGGTATGACGGCATTGCACTTTCAACTGGAAAGATGAAAAAGGCACATGGTGGTATACCTAAGGGTGGAGATAAATTTTATGATGAGATAGGAGTAAAAGCGATGAAAAGAATTGCTAAAAAAAGTGGATTTAATTTTAAAGACACAACAATAGTTGACGGAAACGGATTTACATGGGAAAAGATTCCTTTAATTGAAATGCGTGATATAAACACAGGACAACGTATTCCTGGTGAATCAACTATTCCAGTTTATAGTAAAGGTGGATTTGTTAAACAAAATATGGTAAGAGGAAATAATAATGGCTATTAAATCAAGAATGCCTGCTTCTGGTGCAATAGAAAAAGCAATTGAAGCGCTCAATGACGGATTAGATATTTCTGGAGCTGGTACTGAAGTTCAGTTACCGGATAAAGAAGTTAACTTTGAGCCTGATGTTGAAATTACTGAATTACCAGATGGCGGAGCTGAAATAAATACAGATCCAAACGCACCAATCGATCAATCACAAATTCCTTTTGATGCAAACATTTCTGAATATATTGAAGAGTCAGATCTTCAAAAGTTATCAGATAAATTAGTTGCAGCTTACGAAACAGATAAAAATTCTAGAAAGGATTGGGAAGACGCTTATACAAAAGGTTTAGATATGCTTGGATTCAAATACGAGGACCGCACACAACCTTTTGAAGGTGCAAGTGGTGTTATTCATCCTTTATTGGCAGAATCAGCAACACAATTTCAAGCACAAGCATATAAAGAATTATTACCACCGGCAGGACCAGTTAATACAGAAGTAATGGGTGAAATTACACCACAAATAGAAGAACAAGCAAAACGTGTAAAAGATTTTATGAATTATCAAATTACACACGTTATGAAAGAATATGACCCAGATATGGATCAATTATTATTTTATTTACCTTTATCTGGTTCAGCATTTAAAAAAACATACTATGATGCTGTAATGCAACGTCCAGTTTCTAAATTTGTGTCAAGTGAAGATTGTGTAATTAATTACATGGCATCATCACTAGAAGATGCTGTTAGAATTACACATGTGACAAAAGTTGATGATAATGCACTTAGAAAACAACAAGTAAGTGGATTTTATCGCGATATACCAATTACATCAGGTTCAGTTTCAACTAGTGATGTAGAAGATAAAGTTGATGAATTACACGGCGTAAGTGATAATTTAGCAGCAGATGATGATGAACATGTATTATTAGAAATGCATGTGGACGCAGATGTTCCAGGATTTGAAGATCCAACAGGAATTAAGCTTCCTTATGTTGTTACAATTGATCAATTTTCTACAAAAATACTTTCTATAAAAAGAAATTGGAATGAGAATGATAAATTTAAAAATAGAATAGACTATTTTACACACTACAAATTCCTCCCAGGACTAGGCTTTTATGGCTTTGGTCTAATACATATGCTAGGTGGGTTATCAAGAACTGCAACAAGTGTTTTGCGGCAGTTAATTGATGCAGGTACTCTTGCTAACTTACCAGCAGGTTTTAAAGCACGTGGAATGCGTATACGTGATCATGATGATCCATTACAACCAGGTGAGTTTAGAGATGTAGATGTAACAGGTGCTTCTATTAGAGAATCATTATTACCACTTCCATATAAAGAACCATCGCAAGTTTTATTTGCGCTATTAGGTTTCTGTGTTGATGCAGGTAAATCATTTGCAGCAATTGCAGATATGAAAATGGGAGAAGGTAATGAACAAAATCCTGTTGGCACAACACTTGCATTATTAGAACGTGGAACTAAAGTAATGAGCGCAATACATAAAAGATTGCATCATGCACAAGGTGTAGAATTTAGATTACTAGCACGTTGTATTCAAATGTTTCTTCCGCCAGAATATCCATACATAGTTAAAGGCGGAAATAGAATGATTAAACAAACAGACTTTGATGATCGTATTGATATATTACCAGTATCTAATCCAAATATATTTTCTATGTCTCAACGTGTTATGTTGGCGCAACAACAATTACAATTAGCAATTGCTAATCCTGCATTACATAATTTACGTGAAGCATATAGAAGAGTATACCAAGCATTAGATGTTGATAATATAGATGCATTATTAAAACCTGATCCAGGAAATCCACCACCAAAAAGCCCTGCAACAGAAAATGCAGAAGCAATGCGTGGAACGGAACCAAAAGCATTTCCACAACAAAATCATAAAGCACATGTTGAAGCACATGCAGAATTTATGTTTACAAGACCAGTTCAAATTAATCCGCAATTATATGCAATGATGGAAGCACATATTTTACAACACATTGCAATTATGGCTGCAGAAACAGTTGAAAAACAAATGGCAAAACAAACACAACAATTACAAATGCAGATGCAACAGATGCAACAACAAGCACAACAAAATCCACAGATGCAACAACAAATGCAACAGATGCAGCAACAATACATGACTAGAAAAGAAGCTGCTATCTCTGCGTTAGAAGCAAAGTTAATTAAAAACATGGCTGCTGAAGAACAACAACGAAGTGGATTAGAAGAAAAAGACCCACTTGTTAAACTAAAACAACAAGAAATTGATCTTAAAGCTGCTGAATTAATGCAGAAAACAAAACAAGATGAAACAGAAATGTTGATGAAGACAGCCGTTGATGCAGAAAAACTTGACATAGAGAGAGAAAAAGTATCTAGTAATTCTGAGTTAGGGATGGTAAAAGAATCTTTTGGACTTTTAAAAGAAGGTCAAAAAGACTCAGCTGCTGAAATTAAAGAAAATGTGGCTGCATTAAGAGATAAAGAGAAAAACAGAAGCAATGAGCGAATTGCTGGAATGAGGGATAGAGCTGCGGCTAGGAAAGAAAATGGAAAACGAAAAGATAAGTAAAATCGCTGAAGTTATGAAAAAAGCTGAAAAGTTAGTAGTAGAAGAGATTGAAGGTAAACCAGAAGATCAACTTGTAGTTGCAGCTGGTTTAATGGCAGTTACACGTAATCTTTATGTAAATGTACTTGGCCCTGAAGAGGCGCAAAAAGTATTTGAAGTTATGCTAGATTCGTTTATACTTGCCGATGAAATTTATTTAGAGGTTGGCCAACAAGGCAAACCTACAATTCACTAAGTATAGGAGGTAAATATGAAATTACTGAAAGATATTTGGGCACACTTGAAGGAATGGAATGATTGGGGAATGCGTGACTGGATTAAGGCGGGCATAGTAGCAATTATTGTATTAATTGTGCTTAAAGCTGTAATTCTACCAGGCGCGTAGGGCTGAGCAATAGGAGAAGATTAAAATGGCATCATTATTTGATTATGTAACATCAGGGCAACATGCTGGGCAAAAGGCGCCTACTGGCTATAAATTTCGTACGTCATCTACAGGTAGAGATGTATATGAACCAGTAAATGAATTAAACAGAGCTCAAAAGTTACAAAGAAATCCAGGATCAATGGGGGGAGGAAGATCTAATTTAGATGCTCAAAGAGGATTTTCAAATCAAGGAATTAGAGGTCTTATGGCTTCAAACAGACAACCAGGATTATTTGGATCTCAACCTATGGTGCCATCTGACAGACAACCAGGATTAGGTGACACTGTATTACCAGAAGAAGAAGATCAATTTGCTTTTCAAGATAGAAATATTCCTTTAAATTTTGCAGAAGATGTAACTAGAATGGCAACTGATTTAACACCAAATATTAATCTGCCAAATTTACCAGGACTTGGTGGTATAATGAATTTAGCGAGTAGTATTTCAAATAATCAAGCAGATCACAGATATATAAATTCTCTTCTTGGCAGAGCATCACCAGAAAAGAATATGGCATTTTTTAACAAAGCAATTTACGACGCTAACCAACCAAATAGATTTGAAAATCCATCGATTATGGCTATGGGTGATACAAGTCGTGGTTCTAGTTTAGGTCAAGCAATGAAATATTTTGAACGTGCTGGAATTACTAAACAAGACATGGATAAATTCATGGATCCTAATTCTAAATTTTATGGTAATGAAGCTTATTTAAGTGCAATGGCCGGCGCAGATGGTGCAGAAGATTTTACAACAGGAATGTCATTTATTAAAAATGCAAAAGCTAGTGCTAATTTAGCAAGAGATCTTGCAGCACAACAAATGACTCAAGGAGCATATGCACAACCTTCTGATAGACAACCAGGATTATTTGAAGGTGAAGCTATGATACCATCCGATAGACAACCAGGATTATTTGAAAGTGAAAGTGCAATGATACCATCCGATAGACAACCAGGATTATTTGAAAGTGAGCCAGGATTAATTCCTGATGAAGACGCTGAATTTTATGAGTATCCGGATGAAAGATATTTAGGAATGCTAAATCGAAGAGATCCAGCAGCTGTGTACGAAGGTGTATATCCAAGTCCTATAACTGATACGATGTATGATGACGATTTATCCCCAGATGCTATTAGAGGCGGTTTTACCGATAACAGACTTTATAATGAAATGCCAATAAAAGTACCAGGTCGACCATTACATGGAAGACAAATGTATAAACCACGTGATACCATTGGAATTACAGAAATGGGTGGTGGGTTTAACGCTTTGCCTTTATTAGATCCTGAAGAAGAAGAATTTATTCATCCTCGACTTAGATAATCATGGTTAATCCTCATCAAGATAATGGGGTACCTTGGTCTCCAACATCACCACCAGTAACTACACCACCAGTAAATCAAGTAAGTCCAGGACATCCTAGTGGTGCGTATAATCCAAATTTAAATATACCACCTCCACCTCCACCTCCAGAAGTAAATTTTGGATTAGGTGATCCTCACGGACAAGGAGATTATGCTCCTGTATATCCAGGTTTAGGAGAAGAAGGTGGAACTACATATAACATGTTGGATATCATGCAGGATTTAGCAAACGTGCATGGTGCATTAGACGTAGATGGAGAAGCAACTAAATACGGATTAAGTTATGAAGGAAAAACAGGACAATTAGGTGCAGGACACACTTTAGGATCATTTATTGCAGTTGATTCAGATGGAAATCCTATACTTGATTCGGAAGGAAAACCTGTTTTTACAAGTTTAGGAAAATATATTCACGATGATTTTCAAGATAAAGGATATATAGGTCAAAATCAATATATAGATCCATCCATGATGGGAGAACTTAAAGACATGGTTGGTCAACTTAGTCATGAAAATTTACAAGAATATGAAAGAGATTTTTGGCGTAATTATTCTTCACCAGATGAAGATAGATTTACTCCTCAAAGAAATATTTTACAAGAACAACGTGCAAGACAAATGGAATTATTTTATGGTCCACGTGTTGCAAAACAAAGAGACATGAGACAACAAGGATTTTTTGATACAATGGAAGATCCATATGCAAAAGATATTGCTGAAACATTACAAAAAGGATTATACTCTGGAACTGTCCTTCATCCTGGTAAAGGGGTTTTACCATGGGGCATGGAAAAAATATATGCGACAGGACGTGCAAAAGGTGGTATAGTTAGTTTAGTAGGAGAATAAAATGTTAAATTTATTAATTAAACCATTATTAGGCGTTGCCGGACAAGCAGTTTCTGGCTTCGTGGAAACAAAGAAAGCGAAAGCTCAATTGAAACTAACAGAAGTTCAAGCAGCAACTAAGCTTAAACAAGATCAAATAGCCGGTAAAGTGGCGTGGGAAGCATCAGCCGTGGATCAAATGCAAGGGTCGTGGAAAGACGAGCTAATTTTAATTTGCCTTTTAGGGCCTGCCGTTTTAGTATTTTTTCCTGGAATGACAGATCATGTTGAAAAAGGATTTATTGCTTTACAATCACTTCCGGATTATTATAAACACTTATTATATATTGCGTGCTCAGCGAGCTTTGGCATAAAAGGTGCTAAAGGTGCGATGGGATTAATTAAGAAAAAATAGGAGACGATAATGGCACTTAAAGGAAAACAACATAAACTAGATAAAAATAAAGACGGTAAAATTAGTGACAAAGATTTTAAAATGATGAAATCAGGTGGCCGTGTTAAAAAAATGGGCGGTGGATCAATGATGAAAAAACCTATGGCTGGAAGAATGTATAAAAAAGGCGGTTCTGCTAAAAAATAGTTGAATTTTTTAATTTTTCGTATATAATACGTAAAAATGAGAAATGAAACCGCTGTTTATTTAATCTTAAAAAAGATTAGAGAGCGCAAAGAAGAGTTAAAAGAAATCATAGCGGCTGGATTACCTAGCTGGGATGATTATAACAAAACCGTAGGAGAATTTAAAGCCTACGCAATTATGGAACAGGAAATACAAGACCTGCAGAAAGACGAAAATGGAGATACCTAAAAGAAAGTTTGCTTTAGAAGAAAAAGATTTATCAATTGAAGCTGACGAAAATAATAAAAAAGCTGAAGAAAAAGAAAACCGTTTTCTTAAAAAAATACAGGAAGACGCTACAGCTGATATAGAACATTTACCTACTGACAAAGTATTAGAACGTTTACCAGACCCTACAGGTTGGCGTTTATTGGTTTTACCATATAAAGGCCAAGCTAAAACAAAAGGTGGTATACTATTAACAGATGAAACAATACAAGAGCGCACCTATACAACAGTTACGGGTTTAGTACTAAAGGTTGGACCAGATGCATACAAAGATAAAGATAGGTTTCCAGATGGACCTTGGTGTAAGAAAAACGATTGGATTATATTTGGTCGTTATGCCGGATCAAGGTTTGGAATAGAAGGTGGTGAAGTGAGAATACTTAATGATGACGAGATAATTGCTGTGGTAAAAGACCCAGAGGATATCTTGCAGTTTAGATAAACAGGAGTAAAATATGCC